ACATTCTGGAATAGAAAGATAGTGATGGCTTCAACTCCGACTATCGATGGACTGTCAAGAATACAGACAGCGTGGAACCAATCCGATCAACGTCACTATTGGGTTCCGTGTCCAGGGTGTAATGAAATGCAAGTATTGGAATGGGTCAATGTTAAATGGGAAGAAGATAAACCCGAAACAGCTAACTATGTTTGTATTCATTGTGGGTCGCTTCTAGAAGAGAAGGACAAGATAACCATGATTAGAAATGGCGAATGGCGAGCCGAAGGAGAAACAAAAAAGACAGCAGGGTTTCATATTAACGAACTGTACTCGCCTTGGTCTACCTGGGCGACAATGGCAGTTAACTTCTTAGAAGCTAAACGACACCCAGAGATATTAAAGACGTATGTTAATACTAGCCTGGGTCAATGTTGGACTGACGAAGGAGAGGAAATAGAATCAGAAGGTTTAATGGCGAGACGGGAAAACTACGATGAAAGTTGTGTCCCCGATGATGTGTTAGTTATTACTGGTGGAGCTGATATACAAGATGATCGTATTGAGTTACAAGTTATCGGGTGGGGACTCGAATCACAAAGCTATGTTTTAGATTATCAGATATTCTGGGGCGAGACTTCACAGAACCAAGTGTGGCAAGACCTAGATGATTATTTAAAGCGAAGGTACAGCAGGGACACACTACCCTCTTTACCGATTGCTTGTGTTGCGATTGATTCGGGTTATCAAACAAGTTCTGTTTACAACTACGTCAAGGCCAGAAGAGGACGAAGGATATTTGCGATCAAAGGCCAGAGTCAAAGTTCCAAACCCATAGCGGGCAGACCCACAGTAGCGGGCAGACAAAGAATACAACTGTTCCCCGCAGGAGTTGATTCAGCTAAAGAAGTTATCTTTCAATGGTTGCAGGTGGAAGCACAAGGACCAGGCTATATTCATTTTCCCAATACTTGTGATGAAGAATACTTCAAACAATTAACGGCAGAAAAAAGAGTTATTAAATACATTAAAGGAAATAAGACTATCGTTTGGGTCAAGCAGTATAAAAGAAATGAATCACTAGACTGTTTTGTATATGCCCTGGTTGCATTAAACATATTACAACCGAACTTAGAATTGATCGCATCGAACAATAGCCAGGGATTAAAAGATCAATCAATAGAAAGAACCAATCCCAATCCTGCTCCGTCAATAAGACGACCCAAGAAACCCCGTAAGTCTTTTGCAAATAACTGGAAGTAGTATTGACATAACCCAAATGGCACTTATCGTCTTTTTGAAGTTGCAAGAGGACATAAATTGGCAAATAGATTCGATTCCGTAAATTATCCAACCAATGTGCCCGACGTTCTGTACGTTGGGGATAACTGGTTATGGAAGCGAGACTTAACGGACTACCCAAGAGCTGATTACACTTTAACGTATTCATTCAGACTACAATCTTCTACAGCAACAGAAATATCTTTGGGTTCTTCTGTTATTTCAGAAAGTGATACAAGTCTTTATACAATAGACGTTCCTAGTGCTACAACAACTGGATATACAAAAGGCGACTACAAGTACCAGGAATATATTACCAATGCTTCAAGCGAAAGATTGGTTTTAAATAAAGGAGTCGTAACTGTTAAATCCAATTTAGATGCAGATACAGGCGACCCAAGATCACACAATCGAATCGTGTTTGATGCTCTCGAAGCAACACTTGAGAACCGAGCAAGTATCGATCAAATGTCCATGAGTATTGCAGGACGTTCTTTATCAAGAATGTCTCCGCAAGAATTGAGAGATTGGTTTTCACACTATAAACATCTGGTAATCAATGAGGACAAAGTTTCACGAAGAAGCAAAGGCGAATCAACAGGAAATCAAGTAAAGGTTAAATTCTAATGGCATGGTATAACAATATCTTAAAGAGAAAACCCAAGACTCGTTCTTGGAAAAGACTCTATTCAGGAGCAACGGGTGGTCGTTTATTTGCTGATTGGCAAACGTCAAGCAACAGTGCGGATCAAGAAATATCAGGATCACTGAGTATATTAAGAAATCGCAGTCGAGCATTAGCCAGGAATGACAGTTATATATCTCGTTATTTACAGATGTTGGTTACTAATGTCATTGGGCCTAATGGAATACGAGTCGCATCTAAGGCCAGAAATGATAATGGGGATTTAGATTTACAAGGCAACGCAGAAGTTGAATCGGCTTTTGCAGAGTGGGGACAGGTCGGAAGCTGTACTCTAAACGGAATGCAATCCTTTCTGGACTGCCAGAAATTATTTGTCTCTTCCGTTGCCAGGGACGGCGAAGCATTAATTAGAACTGTACGATCAAACGAAAACCGATTCGGTTTCGCTATTCAGTTCTTAGAAGCCGATCATCTGGACGAGAACTATTCTATTAAGAATGAAGAGACAGGCAATTCAATCAAGATGGGAGTTGAAGTTAATCGGTTCGGTAAGCCAATAGCTTATTATTTATTAAGAAGCCACCCAGGCAGTTCGGGCAATTATCTCTATGGTGGTAATAGCTACATTAAAGTTCCTGCCGAAGAACTGATACATGGCTACCTGGCAAGCAGAGCAGAACAAACAAGAGGTGTACCCTGGACATCTTCCATACTTACTAGGGCCAAGATGTTAGACGGGTTGGAAGAGAGTGCGGTTGTGAATGCAAGAGTGGGAGCCGCCAAGATGGGATTTATTGTTTCTCCCGATGGAGATGGCTATGTGGGAGAAGAGACAGAAGATACCTATACGCAGATTATGGACGCAACACCTGGAAGTATGGAACAGTTACCCGCAGGAAGTGAGTTTAAAGAATGGAAACCCGATTATCCGAATATGACATTCGATCCATTTCAAAAAGCTATCCTTCGAGGTATTGCATCTGGTTTAAATGTTTCTTATATCGATCTAGCTAATAACTTAGAGGGTGTTAGTTATTCGAGTATTAGACAAGGTGTAATGGAACAAAGAGATTATTACAGAACAGTACAGAAATTCGTTATTCAACATTTTGTCCGACCTGTTTATTTGAAGTGGCTTAACTATGCCATGACAACTAATCAGGTCAGCATACCGATAACGAAATACGACAAGTTTGCTAACTCAGTTACTTTCATTCCACGCTCCTGGAGTTGGATCGATCCAATGAAGGAAATGCAAGCCAACGTTGTTGGTTTACAGAATGGACAGGTAACTATGTCTGATATTCAGTCGTCTATGGGCCGTGATCCAGAAGAACTTTTTGAGGAGTTATCCAGAGAAAAGGCTTTGGCCGATCAATACGGAATCGAGACGGCCTTCTCCCCTTATGGAGCAACTAAGACACCAGTTGAACCAGAATTAACGGGAGATGGTAATGAATAAGGACTGGCAAATTGGCGGGGATCACGGCAACGTGATTGAGCCACAAGTTAGAAACGAATCCACCCTCGTTTCTAAAAGGTGTCCAACAGTGGGTGTGGCAACTATGCCAGTAAACTAAAAGGAAAAACAATGGAAGAAGAAAACATTGAAGCAACCGAAGAAGAAGAGACGGAAGAATCCGAAGAGGAAACTGAAGAATCTGAATCTGAGGAAGAACAAACTGAGGACGAAGAACGCAGTTTTGCTTCTGATAAGCAATTCCGTTCTGCGGCTATTCGATCTGAATACATAGACGAAGAGAACCGCAGAGTAAGAATTGCTCTTACAAGTGAAGCTCCCGTTAGTCGATCCTTCGGTTCGGAAATATTAGACCATTCAGAATCATCTATCGATACGTCCTTTATGGGACAGGGACGATCCCCTCTCCTATTGGACCACGATATGACTAAACAAATCGGAGTGGTCGAAAACTATTACATTGACAATAGTGCGAGAAGAACAATCGCAGAAGTACGTTTTGGAAAAAGCGACTTAGCCAATGAAGTATTTAATGATGTAAAAGACGGCATTCGTCAAAATGTCTCAGTCGGTTACAACATCAACAGCATGGAAAGAGACGACTCTTTCGATGAACCAACTTATCGTGTGTCCTGGACTCCTCTCGAAAGTTCGATAGTGAGCATACCTGCGGATCAAAGTGCAAACGTAGGAATAGCCAGAAGCGATGATGCGGCAAAAGAATTACCAGATTTAGAAGTGGCAAGTGTAAAAACTGAAACCGAAGATTCTGGTGTAAGAATTAATCAACACTTAAACAAGGAAAATAAAGTGGAAGAAAAACAAGAAATAAATGTTGAGGAAGTTAAGACTGTAACAGAATCCGAAACTAGAAAAAGAATTGCAAAGCAAAACGATGAAATTCTTGAACTAGGCTCAAGACACCAACAGCAAGACTTAGCTCGACAAGCAATAAAAGATGGAACTGATCTTGAAACATTCAGAGGACAACTTCTTAATGCTATCCCTTCTGGACAACCTTTAGAGACTGCCGAAATCGGTTTGACTGAAAAAGAATCCAGAGACTTTAGTATTTTAAAAGCTGTCTATGCTATGAGTAACCCTACTAATAGAAAGGCTCAAGAAGAAGCCAAGTTTGAATTTGAAGCATCACAAGCGGCAAAAGACAAATACGGCAGAAATTCCGAAGGTCTTACATTACCAACTGAGGTAATGGGAGCATGGACTCGTGACATAAACACGAGTGACGATAGCGGCGGAATAGGTACTGACTTCCGTAGAGGAGACTTCATTGATGCATTAAGAGATGCGTCTGGTGTTATTAGAGCAGGGGCAACTATATTCCCTGACTTAGTAGATAACGTGAAGATTCCAAAACAGACTGGTGTTTCGACTGCGACATGGATCGCAACCGAAGGCGGAGCAGTAACCGAATCTGAACTGACTTTAGGCTCAGTAGATATGTCTCCTAAAACTATCTCTTCTTATTCTGAAATCACAAACAAGATGCTTGCTAATTCCTCTCTATCAATGGAGACATTAGTAAGAAATGATCTTGCGGCGGGTATCGGTAAAGTTGTAGATACAGGAGCTATGACGGGTTCTGGAAGTTCTGGTCAACCAACTGGAATCAACAGTGCAACTGGTGTTAATTCAGTGACATTAACTACAGCTTCAACTCCAACGTGGGCAGAAACAGTAGAAATGGAATCATTAGTTCTAGCTGACAACGTACCATTTAACAGACCTGGTTACTTAACTAACTCAACTGTAGTAGGCAACTTAAAAACTACAGCGAAAGCGAGTAACACAGCAGTCTTTATTATGGACGGCGACAACAGAGTGAATGGACACCCTGTAACTATCAGTAATGCAGTAGCGGCGGGTTACGCATATTTTGGAATGTGGTCTGACTTATTAATCGGCTTTTTTGGCGGATTAGATATTTTAGTTGACCCATATACAGGAAGTGCAAACAACCTTACAAGAATAAGGGCAACCCAATTCTGCGATGTAGCTGTTAGACATGGACAATCGTTCACGAAGGCAACAGCTTAATTAGCTAAATAGTTGGAAGGGGCCAATAACCCCTTCCACTTTTTGAATATGGCAAACAAATATGAAGTTCTTAAAAATTGCGTAATTGAAGGAAGCGACTATTCCATTGGCGACTCAGTTGAATTAGAGCAACCCGTAGCGGCAGGATTATTGGCCGCAGGGCAAATAGCCGAACACGGCGAATCTAAATCAACGAATCGATCAGTAGGATTAGATTCTTCCGACAGTAAACCAGTTAAGAAAAGAAGCAAGAAGAAATAATTATGGTTCTCGAAACTGCCGCAGACTTAGCGGGATTTTTTGATACAGACGCACACGGAGTTAGTGCGACTATTACTATTGGCGGTTCCAGTTCCACGATCAGCGTTATTCTTAATAAAGAATACTTTGCGATTGATCCAGGAATGGGAATCGATGTAGAAGGAACTCAACCCGTAGTAACAGGCAGAACGTCTGATATGTCTGGGGTAGATAACGAGGACACCATAACTATCGATTCAATAACGTATAACATCGTAAGCACACAACCTGACGGCACAGGAGTCACAGCTTTAGTATTGGAACAACAGTAATGGCCCATGTTAGACAACAGATTAGGGAAAGAGCCGCAAGTACATTGGGTTCTTTAACTACAACGGGATCAAGAGTGTATCAGTCTCGAGTATACCCTCTTGGTTCTAATAACTTGCCTGGACTGTTAATTTTTACGAAGTCTGAGGACTCAATGCCCGAAACGATGGGAACCTCACGATTGATTATGCGTACTTTATCCCTGGTGGTTGAAGGATATGTGAAACAAGTTTCTGATTTTGACGACAAAGTTGATTTAATTTGTAGTGAAGTAGAAACGGCTATGGCAGGAGACATTACGTTGAATGGTTTAGCGAAAGATTCATTTCTGGAATCAACAGAGATTAATTACGATGCCGAAGGGGATCAACCTGTCGGAGTTTGCTCACTGACTTATTCAGTCAGATACGCAAATGCCGAAGCCGATCCCGATACGGCGGTTTAAAAGGAAAAAGTATGGCAAGAGTAATTTTATATTCTCCACAAGGCAAAGACCCTGTTGAAGTGTCTGAGCATCGTGCAGAGTATTTAAAAAGCAAAGGTTGGACTGAGAAAGGTATTTCTAAAGAGAAAGCATCTGAGTCTGTAAAGAAAACAAAAAAAGATAAAGAGGAAAAATAAATGGCAACTCATAGTGGAATTAGCGGCTTAGTAAAAGTCGCATCAAACACTGTAGCGGAAGTAACCAGTTGGACATTGGATCAATCCAATTCCCTAATTGAAGATACAGCGATGGGAGATACGTCAAGAACGTATCTTGCAGGACTCGATGAATTTTCGGCTTCGATTGAAGTAT